TAATATTACCGGATGGCCGCGATTTTTTTTTTTGGACCCCACAACGCACTAACTGACAAAGACATGCGGACCAATCACCTGACGCGCTCAAAGCTTAATTGTTTTGTGTTTTCTATTTAAACTTGGCCCCAAGTATTGTAGTTCGTACTATGTGGGATCCTTTGTTAAACGAGTTTCCTGAAACCGTTCACGGTTTTAGATGTATGTTAGCAGTTAAATATCTTCAATTAGTAGAAAAGACTTATTCTCCTGACACAGTCGGTTACGATTTAATCAGGGATTTAATTTCAGTTATTAGGGCTAGAAATTATGTCGAAGCGACCAGCAGATATGCTCATTTTCACGCCCGCTTCGAAGGTACGTCGCCGTCTCAACTTCGACAGCCCATCGGTGAGCCGTGCTGCTGCCCCCATTGTCCGCGTCACCAAAGCAAAGGCATGGGCCAACCGGCCCATGTATCGGAAGCCCAGAATCTACAGAATGTACAGGAGCCCTGATGTGCCTAAGGGCTGTGAGGGTCCGTGTAAGGTCCAATCGTTTGATGCTAAGAACGATATTGGTCACATGGGTAAGGTGATCTGTTTGTCCGATGTGACGAGGGGAATTGGGCTGACCCATCGAGTGGGTAAACGTTTTTGCGTTAAGTCTTTGTATTTCGTCGGCAAGATCTGGATGGACGAGAATATTAAGGTGAAGAACCACACCAACACCGTTATGTTTTGGATAGTACGTGATAGGCGTCCTAGTGGGACTCCCAATGATTTTCAGCAGGTTTTTAACGTATATGATAATGAGCCCTCTACTGCGACTGTTAAGAATGACCAGCGTGATCGCTTTCAAGTCTTACGGAGGTTTCAAGCGACTGTTACTGGAGGACAATATGCAGCCAAGGAGCAGGCGATAATTAGAAGATTTTTTCGTGTTAATAATTACGTAGTTTATAATCACCAGGAAGCTGGGAAGTACGAAAATCATACTGAGAATGCTTTGTTGTTGTATATGGCATGTACTCATGCCTCTAATCCTGTGTATGCGACTCTCAAAGTGAGGAGTTATTTCTATGACTCAGTCACAAACTAATAAATATTAAATTTTATTATATTTGAACTGTCTACAAATGTTGTTTGCGTCAATGCATCCCATAGTACATAATTCACTGCTCTAATTACATTATTCAAACTAATTACACCCAAATTATTAAGAAATTTCATCACTTGTGTTTTAAATACCCTTAAGAAACGACCAGTCGGAGGCTGTGAGGTCATCCAGCATCGGTAGGTTAGGAAACATTTGTGTATCCCCAACACTTTCCTCAGGTTGTGATTGAACTGTATCTGGACGGTGATGATGTCTTCGTTCATCAGGAAGGGCCGGTTTTGGTGCTCTGTTATCTTGAAATATAGGGGATTTTGAATCTCCCAGATAAACACGCCATTCTCTGCTTGAGCTGCAGTGATGAATTCCCCTGTGCGTGAATCCATGGTCGTTGCAGGTTAATGCTATGAAGTAAGAACAGCCACACGGTAGATCAACTCGTCGACGTCTGGTCCCCTTCTTGGCTAGCCTGTGCTGTACTTTGATTGGTACTTGAGTAGAGTGGGCCTTCGAGGGTGACGAAGGTTGCATTTTTTAAAGCCCAGTTTTTTAGTGCAGAATTCTTTTCCTCATCCAAGTATTCTTTATAGCTGGAGTTGGGTCCTGGATTGCAGAGGAAGGTAGTGGGAATTCCGCCTTTAATTTGAACTGGCTTCCCGTACTTTGTATTTGATTGCCAGTCCCTTTGGGCCCCCATGAATTCTTTAAAGTGCTTTAGGTAGTGGGGGTCGACGTCATCAATGACGTTGTACCAGGCATCATTACTGTAAACCTTTGGGCTAAGGTCTAGATGACCACACAAATAATTATGTGGTCCCAATGATCTGGCCCACATAGTCTTCCCCGTCCTACTGTCACCCTCAATTACTATACTTATGGGTCTCAGAGGCCGCGCAGCGGGACTGCAGACGTTCTCGGCAGCCCACGCTTCAAGTTCTTCTGGAACTTGGTCGAAAGAAGAAGATATAAAAGGTGAAACATAAACATCCATTGGAGGTGTAAAAATCCTATCTAAATTAGAATTTAAATTGTGAAATTGTAAAACAAAATCTTTGGGAGCTTTCTCCCTTAATATATTGAGGGCCTGAGCTTTGGACCCTGAATTGATTGCCTCGGCATATGCGTCGTTGGCAGATTGGCAACCTCCTCTAGCTGATCGTCCATCGACTTGGAAAACTCCATGATCAATGACGTCTCCGTCTTTTTCCATGTAGGATTTGACATCGCTTGAGCTCTTAGCTCCCTGAATGTTCGGATGGAAATGTGCTGACCTGGTTGGGGATGTGAGGTCGAAGAATCTATTGTTTTTGCATTGGAACTTTCCTTCGAACTGGATGAGCACATGCAAGTGAGGAGTCCCATCATCGTGAAGCTCTCTGCAAATTCTAATAAATTTTTTGAAAGTGGGTGTTTGGAGATTTAATAATTGGGAAAGTGCCTCTTCTTTAGTTAGAGAGCACTTGGGATAAGTGAGAAAATAATTTTTGGCATTTATTTTAAAGCGATTGGGGGCTGCCATGTTGACTTGGTCAATCGGTGTCTTTCAACTCTCTCTATGTATCGGTGTATTGGAGTCCTATATATATGGAGACTCCAATGGCATAAATGTAAATATTGAACTTTAAATCAAAACCCTAACGCTCCAAAAAGCGGCCATCCGTA